TGGACATTGACACATTGCTTGCCAAGAATGATCTTGAGGCTCGTTGGACATTTAATATACCAACACTAGGTCGGCAGGTTGAGGGTATCAATGCTGGTCACTTGATTGAGATTGGCGCACGTCCCAACACAGGTAAGACATCGTTTCACGCATCGTTGATTGCATCACCCGGTGGCTTTGCTCACCAAGGTGCAAACTGCATTATCTTATGTAACGAGGAAGGATACCACCGTGTTGGCGCACGTTATCTGACAGCGGCTACAGGCATGACGATGCAGCAGATAAAAGAAAACCCAAGCAAAGCACGTGACTTATATGCACCTGTCAAAGAACGCATCAAGATTAAAGATGCAACAGGTCGTGACATGAATTGGGTTGAGAGTATATGTAAATCGTACAAGCCCGACTTGGTTTTACTTGACATGGGTGACAAGTTTGCTAAACAGGGTGGGTTTGCAAGACCTGATGAAGCACTAAAGGCTAACGCTATTCATGCTCGTCAGATTGCTAAACAGCATGAGTGTGCCGTATTTTATATGTCTCAGCTATCTGCAGATGCAGAGGGCAAGGTTCTTCTGAACCAGAGTATGATGGAAGGCTCACGTACAGGTAAGGCTGCAGAAGCTGACTTGATGGTTCTGATTGCTAAGAATCCAGTAGTGGATGGGCAGGAAGAAGAAGATACGCAGAGACACTTGAACGTGGTGAAGAACAAACTCTCAGGCTGGCATGGCGTTGTACATTGTGAATTGGATTATAAAACAGCGAGGTACACAGTATGAAGCTAACACTTGACGTAGAGAACACGGTTACGCATCGCAACGGTAAGATGCATCTTGACCCCTTTGAACCAGAGAACTCACTGACTATGGTTGGTGTGTTGACTGACCAAGGAGTTGAGCATCACTTTCCGTTTGACCATTCCGATGTTCCTAATCAGAAAGATTACCACGAGCGTGTGCAGTGGTTCTTGGATGAGGCAACTGTACTTATTATGCACAATGCTGCGCACGACTTGTTGTGGCTGTGGGAGTCGGGGTTTAAATATGATGGTGCTGTCTTCGACACGATGCTTGCAGAGTATGTACTACAGCGTGGCATCAAAGAGCCACTGTCTCTTGAGGCTTGCGCAGAACGCTATGAGTTGGATACGAAGAAGCAAGACACTCTCAAAGAGTATTTCAAGAAGGGGTACACAACGAGAGATATTCCTTACAATGAGTTGTGTGACTACTTATCTGCTGACCTTCACGCTACACAGCAACTGTCTGACAAGTTGATGTATCGTTTGAATACACCAGCAGACAGCGGCCTACGTGGTACAGTAGACTTAACAAATGAAGTAGCTGTGTGTCTGAGTAAGATATACCAGCGCGGCTTTGCAGTTAATTTATCTAAGCTAGATGAGGTTCGGGATGAGTTTGAACAAGAGCGAAAGGAGTTAGTCAATGAGTTACAGAATCACATTCGCAATCTTATGGGCGATACACCTATTAATCTTAATAGTCCAGAGCAACTCTCTTGGGTCATTTATGGTCGTAGGGTAATTGATAAACCTGATTGGGCTAATCAAATAGACCCATACATGCGGGATAGTGACTTCCGCACTATGATTATGATGGGTACTAGGAAACTTATGAAGACTAGGGCAGAGCAATGTCCTGACTGTTCTGGTAAAGGATACGTCCACAAGATTAAGAAAGATGGAACACCCTTCGCCAAACCGTCACGATGCAAGTCCTGTGACACTATAGGTTTCTTATTCAAAGATACCAAAGACTTTGCTGGACTGCGTTTCAAGCCACCTTCAGCTAAGTGGGCTAGTGCCAATGGCTTCACTACAAGTAAGGTAAACTTGGAGATACTTGAGGGTGCTGCACGTGCTAAAGGTATGACAGATGCGGTGGACTTCCTACACAAAGTACGTAGGCTGTCGGCTGTGGATACATACCTATCATCATTTGTCGAGGGTATCTCTACTCACACAAAGAGTGATGGCAAGCTACATGTACGGTTACTACAGCATCGCACATCAACTGGTCGGCTATCGGGTGCTGACCCCAATATGCAGAACATGCCACGTGGCGGCACGTTTCCTGTAAAGAAAGTATTTGTGTCACGATGGGATGGTGGCAAGGTTCTTGAGGCTGACTTTGCACAGCTTGAGTTCAGAGCCGCCGCATATTTATCACAGGATGGAGTTGCTATTGAAGAAGTATCTACTGGATTTGATGTACACTCATACACCGCTAAAGTTATTAGTGATGCTGGTCAGCCTACGAGTAGACAGGATGCAAAAGCGCATACGTTTGCTCCACTATATGGAGCAACAGGCTTCGGTAGAACGCCAGCGGAAGCAGAGTACTACACACACTTCACGCAGAAATACCAAGGGGTCGCAGATTGGCATACCCGATTGGCTAAAGAGGCTATAAACACAAGCAAAATTATTACGCCAAGTGGACGGGAGTTTGCTTTCCCCGATGTAGTACGCAAGGCAACAGGAAAGGTCAGTCACTTTACACAGATAAAGAATTATCCTGTGCAGTCATTTGCTACGGCTGATATTGTTCCAATTGCATTGCTGCACATTGATAAATTACTTGACACGATGAAGTCATGTGTAGTAAATACAGTACACGATAGCATTGTAATTGACGTACACCCAGACGAGGAGAAGGCTGTTATTGAGGTAATAAACTCTACTAACAGAGACTTACCTAGTCTCATCACTACACGCTGGGGTATAGTGTTCAATGTTCCACTTCTATTGGAATCAAAAATAGGCAATAATTGGCTTGACGTAAAAGACGTAGCATGATATAACTATGGACTATTCACTCAGAAAGGAGAAATACAAACATGACACAATTGACAACAATTGACACTAACAACTTCGCAGCAATGGCGAAGGCAATGGGCATCGCAGGTGAGGTAGACTCAAAAGAAAAGTCTAGCACTCTTGCCCGGCTGCGCATTAATCATTCACCTATTATTGGTTCAGATAAAGTGCTAGTAAAGGGTGGAACCTACAAGCTGGACATTCCTGATGGCCCTACCTACTACGGTGGGTCAATTAAGATTCGTCCATACATGCAACGCTTCATGTACAAGCGGTTCATCAAAGGCAACGACAAGGTTGCAAATAAGTTTGTCAAGACTTTGATGGCAGACAATCTGAACATCGACTTGAAAGACAATGATGGTGGCTTCAACTGTGGTAAACCTGCAGGTTACATCAAGGACTTCAAAGCACTACCAGAGAAAACACAAGAGTTAATCAAGCAGATTAAACGAGTACGTGTTGTCTTCGGTACTGTTGAGATGACAGATGTAGTTGATGAGCAAGGCAAGAAGACTACAATTGAAAGTACCCCATTCATTTGGGAGATTGACAATCGTGACGCATTTAAGCTGGTTGGCGATAGCTTCAACAAGCTGGCTAAAATGAAACGTCTTCCTGTTCAACACGCGATTATTGCTAATACAGAAGAGCGTAAGCTGCCTAACGGTAGCAGTTACTACGTTCCTGTTGTCTCACTTAACGTGACTGAGACACTTGAACTGACTGACGCAGAGCAAGAGATGTTCTCTAACTTTATGTCTTGGGTAGACAATTACAATACCTATATCGCTAATGCGTGGGGCGAGAAAGCTAATGCCCACATGGATGAAGATGATGTTGATGTAGTTGATGGCCTAGTAGACATTGACATTGAAGATGAGGTGGCATAATGAAACACACTGCTGAACTAGCATTGCATCAATACATGGAACGTGCTGTCAAAGGCACGTCCACTATGGATGACACCACAATTAAACAGGTGGCAGATGACATAGCAGATGCATTGAAGCGTCAGTTCGGTAGTGGTAAATCGAGGGGTGACTTCAGACTACGTATGTCTAACATAGGTCGCCCCTCTTGCCAGCTTTGGTATGAGAAGAATAAACCAGAAGTGGCTACACCACTACCTACAACATTCATAATGAATATGATGCTTGGCGATATTGTCGAAGCTGTCTTCAAAGGTTTACTCAAAGAAGCAGGAGTAAAATATGAAGAACCAGAAAACGTCACGTTGGAATTGGACAAGGCATCCATTAACGGTACATACGATATTGTTATTGATGGTGCTGTTGATGATATTAAATCCGCTTCTAATTGGTCCTATAATAACAAGTTCGATTCTTTTGAGACACTAAAAGAGTCAGATGGATTTGGTTATGTGGCACAACTAGCTGGCTATGCTAAAGCTGCCGATAAGAAAGTTGGCGGTTGGTGGGTAGTCAATAAAGCTACAGGGGACTTTAAATATGTACCAGCATACTCTATGGACTTAGACGCAGAGTTACAAAAAATGGAAGAGACAGTCGCTAAGATAGATAACAATATATTTGAGCGTTGTTTTGAACCAGAAGTAGAGAAGTTCCGGGGTAAAGAGACAGGAAACACAGTACTTAATAAAAACTGTAATTTCTGTTCTTACAAGCACGACTGTTGGCCTGACATGATTGAAAAGCCAGCAGTAATGTCTCAAGCTAAAGAACCAAAAATGGTTCACTATATTTCATTGGCAGAAGAATATGCTTAACGCAAAACGATTTGCTGCGGCAAAGAAGTATGGGTATCGCAGTGGGCTAGAGCAAAAAGTCTCAGACTATCTTAATGAACGCAACGTAAAATATGGATACGAGTGTATTAAGATTGAGTGGGAAGACCTAGCCTACCGCACCTATACCCCAGACTTTGTTTTGAACAACGGTATCATAATTGAGACTAAAGGATTATTCACTGCGGCTGACAGGCGAAAGCATTTGGCTATTAAGAAACAACATCCTACTCTTGACATACGCTTCGTATTCACTAATAGTAACAGCAAGCTACGCAAGGGAGCGAAGAGTACATACGCAGAGTGGTGTATTAAGAAAGGCTTTAGATACTATGACCGCATAATTCCAGAAGATTGGCTTAAAGAGAAGGGTAAGAACACACATCCATCTTTCATTGAGTTCCGATTAAAAAAAGTAAAAAGGAGAAGTTAGCTATGACAAATGACAACAAATTTACAATTGAGTCGGACGATTTCGTTATACGTGTTCGCCCATTTAAAGATGCATCAAACAAATGGAATGGGGAAATTGATATTGCTATTATCTCTCAACCGTCCAATGATTTAGATGACGATGACTACTACCAAGTTATGCATTTCTGTAAAATGGTAGCATCTACAGTACCGCTGATGGAATCAGAAAAAAGTATTCGTGACTTAGTACATGATTATGTTGTCAATGTTGTTGACAATGAAATGGAACTTGATGTAGAACTGGAAGAAGAAGTAGGTGTAGAGAAAACCTATGACGGTAATGTAGTCCATCTTAGCTTTAACAGTAATACAAAGGGGTCAGCATGAGTAGACATGAAGCATATATGAAAGCCAAAACAGAAGAAGAAGAGTTGCGCAGCATTCAAGGAAAGAAGAAGTCACATTCAAAACAGATGTGGCCTTCAGTTGATATGGTTAATAGTCCACCACACTACAATCAAACGGGTATTGAGTGCATTCACGCTATATCTGCTGCTACTAATGATGGCTTTAAGTACTACCTTCAAGGTAATATACTAAAGTATCTATGGCGGTTTGACTATAAAGATAAGCCACTAGAGGACTTACAGAAAGCCAAGTGGTACTTGGATAAGTTGATTGAAGAGGTAATGGCAGATGATAAGAGTTAAAATGTACATCACCATTAACGTAGATGAAGAAGAATACCCTGTTCCAGCAGATGAAAATGTAGCAGAGGAAATTGAGGATAGCATACGTGAATATTTCTATGATGTTGACGGTGCAACTATTAAAAATATAAGAACTATACAGGAGTGACACAGATGATTAGTAATACATTACCTACAGACTACCAAAACTTCATAGCATTATCTAGGTATGCAAGATGGAAAGAAGATGAACAACGAAGGGAGACATGGAGTGAAACTGTCACTAGATACTTTGATTATATGGAAGGGCATCTTGGTGCTAACTTTAGTTATAAGCTTCCTGATTCACTAAGGGGTGAACTAGAAGAGGCTGTGCTTAGTCAGGCTATCATGCCTAGCATGAGGGCATTGATGACATCAGGGCCAGCACTAGACCGCTGCCACGTAGGTGGATACAACTGCTCATACGTACCTGTGGATAGCCCACGTGCGTTTGATGAGACTATG